TTCCCGGTTTTCCGCGGGGGTCAGAGTCTCCCAGTCGCAGCCTTCTCCGTGGACGAACTCCGCCCATCTGCGGCGGATGACGTCGCAGTATTTCGGGTCCAGCTCCATCGTGCGGCACTGGCGTCCCGTCTGCTCGCAGGCGATGAGGGTGCTGCCGCTGCCGCCGAAGTTGTCCAGGATGATGTCGCCCCTGGCGGAGCTGTTCCGCACCAGATAGACCAGCATCTCCACGGGTTTCATGGACGGATGGACGTCGTTTCGCTTGGGTTTGTCGAACTTGAGGGCGTTGGTCTGGGCGCGGTCGCTGAACCAGCGGTGCGCCTTGCCCTCAGTCCAGCCATAAAGACAACTTTCCGTGATGTACTGGTAGTCGAACCGTCCCAGGACGAGGGCGTTCTTGATCCAGTAGAGGGTCTCGTGGACTTCCAGACCCGCGGCAGCGGCGGCGAGGCGGAAGTTGGCCGACTCGGAATCGGAATGGAAGATGTAGAAGGACGTTCCGGGCTCCAGGACTGATGCCGCCGAAGTGAACGCGCCGTCCAGGAACTGGCGGAACTGCTCCGTCGGCATGTTGTCGTTGGCGATGGTCAGCCCCGTGGAGCCCTTGAGCGCCACGTTGTAAGGCGGGTCGGTGAGATAGAGCACTGCCTTGCCGCCGCCCATCAGCTTCGCGGTGTCCTCCTTGCTGGTGGAGTCGCCGCACATCAGGCGGTGATTCCCGAGGATGTACACCTCCCCGGGCTTCGATACGGCGACCTCAGGCGCGTCGGGGACGGCGTCCGCCTCGGTCTCGCCTTCCGCGACCGTGTCGTCGGTGTCGGCGAGAAGCTGCTCCAGCTCCGTGGTGTCGAAGCCGAGGAGCGAGAGGTCATAGCCGTCCCCCTGGAGTTCCTTGAGTTCGATGGGAAGCAGCTCGTAGTTCCATTCCGCGATTTCGGCGGTCTTGTTGTCGGCGATGCGGAACGCCTTGACCTGCTCTGGGGTGAGGTCGTCGGCGATGACGCAGGGCACTTCCTCGAGTCCGAGGGACTTGCCTGCCAATGCCCGGGTGTGCCCGGCCACTATGACGCCGTCCCTGTCCAGGAGGATGGGGTTGCGGAAACCGAACTCCCGGATGGAGCGGGCCACGGCGTCTACCGCGCCCGCGTTGTTTCTCGGATTATGCGCGTAAGGCGTGATCTCCGAGAGTTTCTTCATGACAATCTGCATGGATATCTCCTTGTTTCGGGGCATGGAAAAGCCGATGGCGGAGACGCCATCGGCCCATGCCGGATTAGTTTTTTCGGGGCGCGGAAAAGCGGACGGACACCGAAACACACTCTGCTCTATAAGGCGACTCCTTCCGGCCGCCCATGGAGGCTAAAATCGGGGGTAGAACCCACCCCGGGGGCCTATTTGGGCCCCTCGGGAGGCCTCTTAATAGCCCCGGAAAGCCCGTTTTCAGCCCCGTTTTCGCGCGATTTGAGGCGCGACGGGGCGTTCATCGGCTTTCGGGAAGGACGCGCCAAAACGCGTCTGTGCGCGATTCCGGTGATTTTACTTCTGCATTGGTTAAATCGTGATTTAACTCGTGCATTGTAGAGGGATGTAGGCATTTGTTCACATTTTGCATCATGTTTACAAAATGTGAACACGAGTGATTTTGTGAACATGACGGACATTTTCGCAATTCAGAACGGTATTTCAACCGCGCTTGCGCAGTCCATCACTGATGCGTTCTTAAAGAATTGACGCATCTTCGCGCCTGTGCACATTCTTGTGAAATCTTCTTATTCTGACATCATTTTCTCCTCTTTTGACTTGACTTCTGCACGAGTTAAATTATATTTTAACCAGTGCAAAAGTAAAATATTAATTGGATTTAAGAACATGATAAAGCGAATCACAGATTGTCTTCGTACGGCATTGGGTGTTGAAGTCAAGGCATCCGTATATGCCGACAGCCATCTTCCCGCCTTCCTTGGATGGAGCTATGCTTTTTATAGCTTCAACCTTGGAGAGCATTCCTGTCTCATGGCCATCAGGAAGCCGGAAGCGTCGCTGACTCCCGCTGACATTGCAAAGCATATTGCTTTTCTTGTGATGCAGACGGAACGTACAGTCATTTTTGGCTGTGACGTCATGCCGGCATATGAAAGGCAGCGTCTGATGCAAAGGAAGATTCCGTTCATCGTCCCCGGCCGCCAGGTTTATCTTCCATTCATGGCCATCGTGCTTTCCGAGTACGGCACGAAGAAACAACGGACATTCGAGGCAGTGGGCAATGCAGCCCAGGTTCTTCTTATGAGATGGCTGAACAGCCAGATTTCGGGATTCAGCATTGCGGAGGCCATGGAAACATCAGGTTTCTCAAAGCCGACCGTAATCCGCGCCTTCGATGAGCTGGAGTTCTTCGGAATCGCGAGGCGTCAGGGCAAAGAGCGGCGTCTGCTCTTTCTCGGCGAGCGCGCCACGCAATGGAAGGAGAACAGGGACAGGCTGTTCTCTCCCTGCAGGCGTATCGTGGGCGTTGAAAAAGTGCCGTCCGGGCTTGTGGCTGTTCCGTCTGGAACGGAGGCCCTTGCCATGCGGAGCATGCTGAATCCGCCTGAATGGCGCGAACTTGCGGCATTCCATACGGATTATTCGGGTCTGCCGCAAGAGGAGATACCGCTTGCAGATGCTCCTGTCCGCCTGGAACTGTGGAACTATCACCCTCTTGTCATGGCTGATGGAGGTGTCGATCCGTTCTCGCTTTGGCTGACGCTGAAGGGCGGCAGCGATGACCGCATCCAGATTTGCCTGGATGAAATGATGAAGGAGGTTTTATGATCAAAGGTCTTGATTTATTCCGCAGGCATTTTTCCGGCATGGATGACCAGTACATTCTCATTGGCGGTGCTGCATGCGATGTCCAGCTGTCACTGACCCCATTTCCGTTCCGCGCCACCCACGACCTGGATATCGTACTTTGCGTCGAGGCGCTGACAGCCGCATTCGGCATGAGGTTCTGGAATTTCATCCGCCTTGGCGGTTACCAGATTCAGGAAAAATCCGACGGGACGAGAAATTTCTACCGTTTCAGGAATCCCGCATCCGAGGGGTATCCCGACATGCTTGAACTGTTCGCCAGGAAGCCTGACGTATTCAGCGAGACGGAACTCAATGGACTCACGCCAATTCCGCTGGTTGATGACGTTTCAAGCCTATCGGCTATTCTCCTTGATGATGAATACTACTCCCTGATGCTCTCCAACAGAACGGTTCTGGACGGTGTCTCCATTCTGACGCCTGCCGCATTGATTGTGCTGAAGGCAAAGGCCTGGATGGATTTGTCTGACCGCAGAGAACGTGGCGAGCATGTTGATTCCAGAGACGTGAAGAAACACCGCAACGACGTTCTCCGCCTATGCACCATGCTGTCTCCTGATACACATATCACCCTGCCGGAAACGGTCGCCAGGGAGATGGAAGATTTTCTGCGCCGCCTGGATATTGCCAGCAATGACCTTGCACAACTTGGGATCCGCAGGAAATCGGATGATGTCCTCCAGCTGCTGAACGGATTGCTAAGCAGGTAGTTCAGCACCATACGGGCATCTGCCTGTAGGCGGGCATTGGTGGGAATAGCGGCCACGGCAGCCAGCGCATCAGCGGGCACTGGCAGCATCTGGTGCATTTTTGCTGGTTCGGGCATTCGTTCCACGGCAGTCCGCCGGGATTGAAGCAGGACGGCTGGTTCAGCGGCCGTCCGCAGGGTCGTCGGGTCATGTCTTTCTCTTTCATGGTGTCCTCCGTTGTTCAGAAGCAGTCGTCGCGCCGGTCGAACTCTCCGCACCAGTCGTCGGCGCGGACTGTCGGGAATCCATTGCCGACTGGCGCATGCCTGCGGCACTGGCAGACCTCCATGACCACGTGGCACTCCTCGATGTCCTCGTTGTCGTCGAAGCGCCAGTAGTAGGCGTGCTGGCAGTGCCGGCAGTTGCAGCACATCTTGCGGTGCTCGACCGCGCGGGTGAACTCCGACCTGGACGCGTACTGCATCCGTCCCATCTTGGGGTCCTCGTAGATGACGGGGTTCTCCTTGTCCTTCTCCTTGCTCATTTCAGGCATCCTCCTTATGATTTGGGTTCTTCTCCGCCTCGTCCTTTTCAAGAAAATCCAGGAACATCTTCACGGACGCCTTGCGGAGGCCTTCGCAAGGCGCGCATGACTGGACCAGGCGGATGATTCTCTGCCAGTACGGCACGTAGAGTTCGGCAAGCAGTCGCAGAATCGCCTCCTGGGTGAGATGGTGTCCAGAGACCCAGAGCGCGCCCGAGTCGCAGACTCCCTGCGGCGACATCTGCCCGTCTTTTTCAAGTTCGCGGAAGATGGCGAGCCATTTCTCGTTGAACTCTTCGGCAGAGCCGTCCAGCTCGCCCTGGAAGGCCCGGTTGAGTTCCGGCGTGTCGAGGGCAAGGTCCGGCTTGAAGTGGAATCCCCAGTAGCGGCTGTCCTTCTCGGGCCAGAGTTGTACATGGTATCCTATTGGCATTCCGTTCTCGAAGAGAAGCGGGATGTGCAGATGGCATCTGGTTCTTTTTCCCTGCATGTTTCTCCTTTCAGACTGTTGTTTGGAATTATTCTCGCGCATGCGTATACCCCCACCCGCAGACGGGCATTTTACGCGCAGGGGGGCACACACTCACTAACACACACATAGATATATATAAGTATTTGAATTTATGTATATTTACGTGTGATTTGCGATGTTTGGACGATGTTTGGGAATGTTAGTATTTTTGTGAAATTCTCTAACACCGGACGGTCTCCCATGTTAGGACATTCCTGTTTTTCCAAACATTTATTCAACATCGCCTAACGGTTTTCCGCCTCGCATTTCCTGCTCTTTCTCCGTCTGGGGACCTCCATTCCGGGCGGCGGGGCATCGACCTTGTAGCGGTTTGACTCCTGCCTGAGCCAGCGCCGCTCGATCAGTTCCATGAGAATCTCGATGCGCTGCTTTGCCGTCGTGCCCGTGCCGCTTGCGTTCTGGGAGATTGTGCGCAGAAGGACGCCGTCGCCCGTATCGGAATCGCGCACGATTTCGAAGATGCGCTTGAAGAGCCGTTCCGTGTCCTTTGAATGGCCGTAGTTCGGTGCGATGCTGACGAGCATCTTCTCCGCCTGTGCGAAGTACCACTGCGTCAGGAGCCGCGCCCGAGCCCTGGTGTCATCGGTGATGACGACGTCATTGCCGAGCGTATCGGGGTTCCGGGTCAGCGACAGCATCACGCAGAAACGCGGGTAGTATTCGCTGATGAGACGCCGCCAGGACGCATTGAGTTTGGGATCGCAGTTGCCGAGGAACATCTGCTTCATCTCCTTCTGATAGCCTTCCTCGAACATCACCACGCCCCGCTTCATCAGAAATGGCTCGGTGAGCGTCTTCATCCTCTCCAGCATTGCCAGCAGGTCGAAGTTGTGCGGATCTCCGTAGAACTCCGGCATCCGCGCGAACAGGAATCTTCCAAGGAAGCCCGTGTCCAGGTCAATCTGGGACACGTATGCGTCGAAGACTTCCGGCTGGATGTTCGCGATGATGTTCGGGGCGCAGTAGTCCGAGGCTCGGACGGGGCTTCCCTTTCCGCGTTCGGAGAATGCCTGGGAGAACGCCCCCGAGCTGAATGCCTCGGTGAGGAAGCTGGTCGCCTTGTGCTGCCAGTGGTTCGGGTCGATCCAGTTGGCCAGCTCCCCGATCTGGATGAGCCCGTTGGGTTTCCTGGTCAGCGCGTAGGCGAGTCCTTCCGCGGAGCCGGCGTTGCCGATGTTCCAGTCCTCCGCTATGCCGGGCTGGCCGTTCGGAAGCGCGCTGGTGTTCGCCAGATGTGAGAACTTGCCTAGAAGGTTTCCTATGTCCTTGCCAGACGCGGAGTTTCCGCATATCATCGCATAGACGTTGCAGAGCTGCCCGCCGCCGGTGTTGATGAGCATCCGTGATCGGCACGCCCCCGTCAGCATCGTGCTTGCGATGTTCCCTCCGCCGTAGCGCGCGTCCAGCTCCTCCTTCGTCGCCTGCGCCGTCAGGCAGCACCCCGCCGTGACGACCGCCTTCTGGAGCGATGCCTCCAGTGGAAGAAGAGGTTCTGTGACCGAGCCGTAGAGTTCGGTCAGGTCGCCGAGGAGGGTATCCTTCAGCGCATTGGAGACGTCGGATGTCGTGATTTTGCGCCAGGGACGCTCTGGTTCGGGCGGTTCCCCGGACAGTACCTCGACGAGATTTCCAACGGGGTGTTCAGCTGGGATTGCCTTGTGTATGACAAGTCCGTTGATGATTTCCGTGCCGTCTGGAACACCGTTTTCCTGCGTTTCCGTGGCTGAAACCCGTCCCGATGCCGTCAGATGTTCGAAGTCGATGGAGCACTCCTGGAGCCGCTGCCCGAAGCCTTTTGCGGACAGTTCGGCGGCGGCCGCCGTGTAGTTCCCGTTGTGTTCGAGAAGCGCGTAGACGATGAACGGCGAATATGCGGCATTCGGCTCGAAGGGGGCCGCATTGGACGAGAACACGTAGAACGTCCTGTCCTTCAGCGTGGCCGAGTTCTGGTCGCCGGACTTTCCAGGCCTGCGCCAGTGCTCGTTCCCGTCGGCCGTCCTGCGAAGGAACGTCCAGCCGTGTGCCAGGAGGACTTCGCGGATGTCGCCGCGGGTGTTGTAGTCGTCTCCGGGGCGCACTGCGAATCCGCCTGACGCGGGCTCGACTGATGCAGCGGGCGTGCTGGATACCGCGGGCTCGCCGCATACTGCAGGAATGTGCTCCTCCTCGTCCAGGTCGTAGGCGGCCTGGAGCAGCGTCACGCGCTCTGCGGACGTGAGCAATGGCAGTTCAGTCCAGCTGTTCCTGCGGAGCACGTAGCCGGGGCTGGGCGCGCAGAGGATGAGTCCGCCTTCGCCGCGGGTCTCGATGAGCGTTGTGTGCTTGCCCCCGCGCGGCCCCGTCGCCAGCTTGATGTTGCCGCAGACGGGCTCCTCGCAGCGGTATGCCACATGGTAGCCGCCCGAGGGCGACTGCTCGATGACGAGGCGGTCGTATAGATCCTGCGGAAGCGGCTTGAGCCATTTGGGGAACAGCTCGCCGTGGTTGTCGAAGTCGATGACCTCGAGATTTCCCGAGACCTTTCCGCATACGATGCAGACGGCTTCGGGGTGCTGCGAATCCCAGCCCGAGGCCTCCTGCGCCGTCGGCAGGCGGTGCTGGTACTCTTTCCAGGAGGGAACCGTCGGGCATTTCCGGCTGCGGTTTGCCGGAAGAGCGGCAAGCCCGCAGTCCAGATATTGCTTCAGTTCCTTCATGGGCTAGCAGCCTCCGCAGAAGTCGCACCGCATGGACGCCAGCTCGCCGAAGACCTGCTTCAGCCAGTCGCAGAGGCATTCCAGGCGCGCGGTGCGCCGCATGGATGCGAACATCACGGCGCATTCCTTCGGGGAGACCAGGCGCATCCGCTGGACGCCGCCGTTGGTGCTGAGGTCGCGGTAGCGGGCCGAGTCGATGCCCGCGTTGACCAGGCGGCGGTTGGGATTGCGGTCGCCGAACAGCCAGCAGAGGTCGCGGACGGAGATGAGGACGTCGCCGTCCTCCACGTAGATGCGAAGGGGTTTGCCTGAATACTTTTTCTGGATTTCGATCATGGTTTCGTTCCTTTTATAAGTGGTTATGGGTTACTGCCCGAGGGCGGCGAGGATGTCGGCGGCTTCGGCGCGGATCAGGGCCAGCTTCTCCGCATAGCGGTCGCAGTTCCTGATGAACTTCTCCCAGCATTCGCGGACGTCTGCGCCGAATGCGCCGGGGCTGCAGAGGACGTCGTAGTTGGTGAGGTAGAGCTGGGTCTTCCCGTCGGTCGTCTTGGTGTCGAGATGCCAGCGGCCGTCGGGGCTGACCTGTTCAATCCGGCTTTCGCTGGATTCGGTCTTCCATTTGATGGTGTTCTTGCGTTCGGGCGCGGTGCTTTCGGCGGCGGGTGCGGCACTGTCGGCAACGGGCGCGGTGTTCAGTGTGTCTTCCATACGTGCATTCTCCTATTTGTGGTGCTTGAAAATCAGCCATTTGGCCATGAGTACGGTGAGGATGACTCCGACGGCATAGCGTCCGTGGAACGGGATGAAGAAGGACCAGCAGAACGCCTTCGTTGCGAGCGCGATGAGGACGAATGCGATGACGGTGACTGCGGCTTCGAGAAGGACTTCGCGCCAGCCGGTGCTGTGCTTTGATGGCGGATAGGATGGGTACATGGTTGTGTTCCTTTGGGTTAGAAGAGGGAGAATCCGAAGATGGTCACGGTCCCGTGCGGTTTGCGGTAGTCCAGGACCTTCACCGCGCCTCTGCCCGCGGCCTTTTCAGACTGCGTCACTGGCGCGTAGTATTCGATGTAGAGGGGTTTGCTGGCGCATCCCGTGAGGAAGGCCAGCGCCAGGGCTGCGGCGAGCGTCTTCATTTGAGTTTCAGGAGGTAGCGGTTGCTGACGGCCTTGAAGGAGCGGGGATTGGAGACGTCGGCTTCCTTGAACACCAGTCCTTCCCGTTCGTTGCCGCGGTCGGTCCTGCCCTCGGCGTAGAGCAGCACGTCGTCGACGGTCGGCAGGTCTCCGAACACGTCCTTGTGGGAGTCGATGACCTTCACGTGGGGGATGTTCAGCATTTTGCAAAGCTCCACCCGCTCGGAGGTCGGGATGTAGCACTGGTTGCGGATGTCCCAGATGCGGAACACGTGGAACTCCCGCTCGGCATAGAGGTCGCGGTTGCCGTTCATGCCGGGACCGACAAGTTCGCCCTGGACGGCGATGTCGCGGCCGTAGGCGCGGAGCTTCGCCTCAAGTTCGTACCTGACTGCGGCCTGCCACCAGGCGTTCTCCCCGTCGCTCTTCAGCTCGAAGTTGCGGCTGCAGACGCCGAAGGGATTTTCTGGGCGAAGTCCTGGCGCATAGAACACGGTCATTGAAGAACCGTCGTTCTTCTCGGTGACCTCCCAGCGGACGCCGCGGAGCTTCTCCGGCCAGTCGGCCAGGTTCTGGATGCGCTCCTCGTCGGTCTTTGGGATGAAGGTCGGGAAGTTGCCTTCGCGACGGCCGCTGGAGCGGGTACGGGTGTCCAGCGCGGCTCTCATCTGTTCCTGGATTTCATCGAAGTGCTCCACGCGGAGAACAGAGGTCACGTCGTCCCCGACTTCGCAGTCAGCGGCTTCGGGGAATGCGCCAACTGGCATCACCAGCCCCTGGGAGATGACTCCGCGGAGCTTGACGGTGCGGATGCGGACGGCCTGCTTCAGGGTGTTGCCGTGCTTGTCGCTCCAGGAGCGGAGGCAGCGGTCGTGCAGGAAGGCGTAGCGTTCGTCGTCGACGGGCAGTGCCGAGTCGATTTCGAAATAGACGGCGCGGTCACCTGGACGGAACTCATTGCGTCCGGTGACGATGCGCCAGGCTTTGCCGGCGAGGGTGACAACATCCAGGCGTTCGGTCTCCGGGATGGGGTCGGCGGTTGCGACGGTGACGATTGATGCGAGTTTTCTCATCGGTGTTTTCCTTTCTTGGGTTGGATATCAAGGGCTGCCTTTTATTGCCCTTCACCGATGTATTAAAAAAAAAGTCGGGGGGTGGGTGATAAAATTCGGAAATTTTCGAAAAAAAGTTTGATTTAAGCACAAAAAAAGCCCCGCAACCGGCTGGCTGAGGGGCGATTCGGGAATGTTTTCTATTCCTCTTCGGACTCCACGGGTTCCCATGGGCCGCCGTCCGACACATGCCAGACGCCGTCGATGAGAAGATAGGAGTAGTTCGCCCAGAAACGGTCGAATGCCTCGCGGGCAAGCTGCCAGCGGTCGCCCCATGGCGTAGGGGCGTGGAGTTCCTCGCCGCAGTCCCGGCAGTATGCCACACAGGTTTCGGGCGTTTCGCCCAGGACGGAAAGGTCGCCAAGGGCAAGAAGCCGCTCGGCCAGTTCCCTTGTCGCGTAGTGTTCCGCGAGGATTTTCCCCACATGTGATTCGTACATGTCATTGTGGACGTAGATGGAGCGGCATGAGCCGTCGTCGTCCATTATTGCGATAAGTCCTCTTGTGGACATGGTGTTCCTCCTGTTCATTTCTGTTTCCAGCGCCAGTCATGGATGGATATGACGCTTTCGAGTTCTTCCTGCCTCGGCTGCGGGACTGCGGAAAAGAAGTCCAGCCCCGTGGCCGCCTCCACGGCATCGACCGTGACGGCGAACATCCACAGAGGCAGGACGCTGCCCTCGTTGGGGAGGATGAAGCCGATCATCTTCTCGGGCGGCGTGCGGTCGTAGACGACCTTGTAATAGTGCGTCGGGACGGCGATGCGCCCTGCGATGACGGTCAGTGTTTCGTCAGCGGAAAATATCGGTCCCGTGACGACGTAGATGTCCCTTTCATCGGCGGCGAACTGACGGATCTGCTCCTCCAGCCTGCGCCAGACGCCGCGGTTGAATGCGGGCTTCTGGGGGCTCATGTTGGACATGTAGAAGCTTTCCGAAAGTGTCCAGTGCGAGAAGGCCATGTCGGCGGCTGGGGCGAGATGCCCGCGGTCGTAGCCTGTGCCGGCATAGTCTTCGGGGCTTGTTCTTCCCGTCGGGACGGCATAGTCCTCGCGGAAGTCATTCTCCCGTCTGGCCGATTTCGCCAGTACCTCCTCCCTCGTCATCCGGTAGATGACCCACAGCGCCTGACCGTATTTTCGGCTGTATCCCAGGGCGTATCCTTCGCGTTCGATGACGGCGTCGGCTCTGCCTGGGACGCCAAGCGCCAGGTTGTCGTAGCGCGGTCTCCTGGCAGCCTGCGCGCCAAGGAGGAGCAGGCAGAGCAGGAGGACAGCTGTTCCAACGCGCATCTACTTATAGGTTACGCAGATGGACAGGGTCGCCGCCGCCAGCCAGTACACGACATGACGCCAGTCGCGGCTGAATCCGTAGGCGATGGCCGACAGCACGTCCAGCGCGATGAGTATGCTTGGAAAGACATAAGTGTATTTCATGGAATAACCTCGTTTTGTAACCGTTTTGTCATTTTCGTAAGTGTTTTTGCTTACATCCCTCGGATGTAACCCATTTTGCGAACTTCTTCTCCTGTCCTTCCTGCGGCGAGAACAGACACTGTCCATCGCCGAAGAAGTTGACCCAGAGCCCGCGCCGCACGTTCTTGATGCGGACGATCGCAGGCATGGGGAAGGCAAAATACGGAGGTCTGAACCAGACGGATGCACCGTCCTCCAGGGAGTTGAATTCCTCCGCCGTCATCAGCCTTCCTCCACATCCTCAGGGTGTTCGCGCATCGCTTCCTGGCAGTCGAACAGCCTGGTGCGCAGGGAAATGGCATCCTCCAGCTCCTCCTGGTAGTTCTTCGCCAGCTGCGCGATGTGTTCGCTCCAGGGGTATTCGTTTCCCTCGCAGTCCTTCGCGTAGGCTGGTGGAGTCATGGCCATCAGCGCCAGGAGTTCACGGAATACCCGCGCGATGTTCTCGTTGCATTCGTCGATTTCCTCTTCGATGTCGTTCTTCCCGATGCGGGACAGGTAACCGTTGTACTTGTAGTAGGTTCCCCAGCTCATAGTTAAGCTCCTTAAATGTTGTTATGGTTTCGTTTTTGATGGATAAAACCAGCCTTATTTGCAGTTATCCGCTTCAGAACGGCAGATCATCGTCCTCCATGGGAGGATTATAGGAAGTGCTGTCGGGCAGCGGTCCGTTCTCCAGCTGCCACATCAGTTCGTCGTTCATCTCGGGCTTGTCGCCACAGACGACCTTTGTTATGCGGTCGAACTTCTCGCCGGTCACCCAGCGGACGGTGATGTGCGTCGGGACAGCCAGCGCCCCGGCGCGCGCCCAGGCTACCGCTTCATCCACGGTATCCGGTATCGGGCAGTCGGGACAGGCGCGCTCGCGCCACCATTTCTCGAATTTGCCGCGGGCATATCCCCTGTGTTCGGGGCATACCCATTCCGACTTGTACTGGCCGATGCCAGTCTCGTAGTCCACTCGCATGGTCCTGGGCGTGTTCTCGTCTGCGTTCCTCTTGACATGCGGCTCGTAGAACACTCCGTGGACATCGTACTCCTCATCGCGCACCTCGCCAGACAACACGCCTTCATTTGAGGCGTGTTCGGTCAGGTTGCTGCGTTCGGGCGGCGGAAACTCGTAGCCGCATTCGGGGCATTTCCCGTATCCTGCGGCGATAAGCGCGCTGCACTTGGGGCACTTCTTGACGGGGGCTTCGCCATGGCCGCCAGTGCCTGGCTCCTTCACCTTGATCATGTCCAGGGGACCGTGCCGCATGATGTTCGAGCCGTAGTCCAGAAAAGTGCAATTTTGTTTTCCGGTATCCGGCGAAAGCCTCAAACCTCTCCCCGCGACCTGCAAAAGCAGTCCGGGTGACTGGGTAGGACGCATCATCACCACGCAGTCGGTATTGGGCGCGTCAAATCCGGTGGTCAATACGGCGCAATTCGCCAGAAACTTCAGTGGCGGCTTGGGCGTCCCCCAGAGGTCGGCGGGTATTTTCTCGCCACGAAAACGTGCGATGATTTCGGCGCGTTCTGCGGATGGCGTTGAGCCCGTGACAATCGCGCATTCCTGGTGGGAGTAGTATTGGATCCGCTCGGCCACGTGCTTGCAGTGTTCTATCGACGTGCAGAAGATGAGCACCGATTTCCTGTCCTTCGTCAGCCTGACAATCTCCTCGCAGGAGGCGTTGACCAGTTCCTCCTTGTCCATTACGGAAGCCAGTTCGTCCTGAACGAATTCCCCCGCCTTCGTATGGACGGAGGAAAGGTCGGCTTCTGCGTGTCCAGCGCGGGAGACAATGGGAGACAGGTATCCCTGGGCGATCATCTCCTTGAGGCCCGCCTCATAGCAGATGTGGTTCAGCAGGTTCTCAGGCTTGCAGATGGCTCCGCCCTTGAGCCGGAACGGTGTCGCCGTCAGCCCGATGAGGCGCACATTGGGATTCATCTGCTTCATGTCCTTCCAGAACGATTTGTACATCGATTCATCGTTGTCGCTGTTCCACAAATGGCACTCGTCAGCCAGCACCAGATCGAAAGCGCCAAGCTTGTCCGCCTTGTTATAGACGGACTGGATGCCCGCCACGATGATGTCCTCCTTCGTGTCCCGTGACTTGAGCCCAGCGGAATAGATGCCGACCTTCAGATCGGGACACAGTTTCCTGACCTTGTCGGAGTTCTGTTCCAGCAATTCCTTCACATGGGCGAGGATGAGCACGCGGCCGTGCCAGAGATTGACAGCATCGGCGGCGATTTTTGCGATGCACCAGGATTTTCCACACCCTGTTGGCAAGACAATGCACGGGTTGTCATCCCTGGCGCGGAGGTGTTCATAGACCGCCTCTACAGCGGCCTGCTGATATGGACGCAATGCTATCTGCATGTTCCACAGGCCTCCTTCCAGGTTTTTCTCTGGCAAATATCAGAAATCGTTGAAGGATCGACTCCCCATCGAGAGGCCATATCCTTCTGCATTTCGATGTGGTTGTCCCATCTTCGCCGGATTTCTGCGACATCCTGCTGTGTATATGGGGATCTTCTGGTGTGCTGCTGGTTCTGCGCCCGAGTGACAAAACGGCAATTGTTCGGCTCGTAGGAGCCATTGTTATCAATTCTGTCAATCTGCAAACCACGTTGATAACCGTTTGCAAAGGCCCATGAGTAGAATGATTCTGGGTGTTCAAGCCAGCAAGCGCAGATTACAATTCCACGCCCTCCATAGCGAGGATAACTGACATGGGATGGATTGTAGCAGCGTTTTTTCATGCTATGAAATACTCCATACAATCCACTTGTTTTTGCATTCAGCGCATTTCGGCTTCTTATCGAAGCCATGCACGCGCATTCCTTACAAATGTTCCTATGCCCGTCGAGTAATCCTTTGTCACGATGAAAACACGACAGTTCGAGGATGCGCCCGCATCGTCTGCAAGTCTTCATATCCATTCCGGGTTCTCCTCGCGTTCGCGCCAGGCTTCGGGGGCGAGCCCGAAGTTCCGCATCTCCACGGCTGTAGCGATTTTGATCAGCTCCAGCCGTTCGTGGCTGATTTTCAGGTCACGGCAGATGTCATCGGACGTGCATCCTCGCATGATGAGGAAGCACACCTTGCGCTGGGTGTCGTCACGGATTGTCTCCAGGTACTGGCGGACCAGCGCCGCCCGTTCCTGCCTGAGTTGTCTGTTCATATTCGGAAATCCTTATCAAAGCCAGACCGTTTGGCGGTTCCGGCGGTTTCTTGGTCACTGTCAGCCTCTGGATGAGCGAGTCATCCTCGTAAACCCCTGCGCAAGTCAGGGCATCCAGGCAACTTTTCAACGAATTGTCCACGTCCCGCCGCCTGTTGTCAGGCGGATAGAGGTCGATATCGACCTCCACGGGCACGCTGAACATTGGGTTACCGGCCCGTCTGGCAATTGCGCCGACGGTTTCCCGGTACTTGCGTCCGTCCTTGGAAATGAGGACGCGCGGGCCGACGTGCCGGTAGTAGTGGTTCACGCTGGGCGGCCACGGGAGAGCCAGGTTCACGTTCATTGTTCTTCTTCCTCCTGCGCTTGTCGATGAAGGCCTCGACCCGCAGGGGCGCGGGAGGCGGCAGGCAGTCGCGGTTCACGGGATGGAACATGAGAATGCCCGCCGTCAGTATGGATGGGATGAGTGCAGCCATGGTTTACGCCTGCGCTCCGGAGGTGTTTCGCGCCCACGGGGGCAGACTGCTGGCTGATGCCGCCTGGGGCTGAGCCTGCGCCGCTGGCGCGGCCTGTGCGGGCGCTGCGGCCGCTGTGGCGGTCCGTGCTGCGTATCCGCGGATGACGTTCTCAAGGTCGCCCGAGTCCTTCTGCTTGCGGCACTTGACGGTGAGGATGACAGGCAGGTTGTGGAGTTCGCAGGTGTCGCTGGGATTGAGGATGTTCACCGCGTGGCAGAGCGCGGAGAAGTCTGCGCGGCCGATGCGGACGGCGTCGGGGTTCACGTTCTCGATGTTGTAGCGGCCCCAGATCTTGCGTCCCTTGTGTTCGCCGGAGACGACCTCGAACTCGATCTGGACATACTTGCCGTTGCCGTTGCGGGTCTCCTTCACGTCGGAGTCGGCGATGACGACTTCATACTTGCCTTCGGGGAGGACCTGGAATTCCTGTGAGGGTTCGACTTCTGCTGCGTTGAAATTGATTGTTGCCATAGTGGGTGTTCCTTATTGGTTGGTTTTTGGGGTGTTCTTCTCTTCGGCTTTTTCGGCGGTCCTGCTTTCCGGGCAGCCGCCGCAGTGCTCGAACCAGACGTTCATCGGCCAGAAGTCGTCGCGGACGAGGTATGCCTTTTCGCCAGCGGGGATTCGCTTGTGACAGAGGTCACAGAACTGGTCATGACGGAGTGTGACGGTTTTTTCAGACATTTGCCTCACCTCCCGCAGCGTATGCGTCCATGAAGGACTGCCAGGAAAGAGGAATCTCCGCAGGAAGATTGAAGCGGTTCTTCGCGATGCAGGCGGGGGAGCCGACCGTGCGGAGGATGCGCTCGCCGCCGTTTGCCCCGATGGCGGTCGCGATGGCACGGTCGCCCTGGAACCCGGTTCCTTCCTCCTTGCTCACGCGGAAGCGCTTGGTGGCGAACAGGACGGCGTCGACCCACTCGCAGAGGAGGCTGGTAGCTGACTTGTGGAGGCGCGGGGTGTAGCGGTCGTAGGCGGCGTTCTCGGGGTCCTCGAAGCGCTCCACCTTGCTGTGGGCGATGACGATGACAATCATGCCGCGGACGTTGCGCAGTTCGTTGAACAGGCTGACGATCTGACGCCAGTAGGTGAGCGCGTGGACGTAGCCCTTGCCGTAGCCGCCGTCCGCCTTCTCGATGGAGCGGACGCCGAAATCCTGGCAGACCTTGTCCCAGATGAGGCGCTCCAGCCAGTCGGCGGAGTCCAGGACGACGGTCTGGAAGTCGTGCTGCTCGTCGCGGAGGGCGGCCAGCGCGTTAAGGACGTCGTTCAGGCTCTTTGCCAGCGGGAACTTGGCGGTGTTGATTTCGTCCAGGCCGTCCTCGGTCTGGATGAAGATGGGATTGGGAGCCTGGGCTGCGGTGCAGCTCTTACCCACGCCTTCCTGACCGTACAGGAAGATGCGGGGCGGCTTGTTCTCTTTGCCTCTGGTGATGCTTTCAAGCAGTGACATGGTGGTTTTCTCCTTGGTTGTTATGGTTAAAGGGATGAAATGATGCGCGTGCCTTCGTAGCCCGTCGGCCAGTGTCCCGTGTAGATGCACTTGCGGAAGCGGCCGAGCGCGGCTTCGTTGACCTGCTTCGCCTCTTCGAGGACGCCGGGGGACAGCTCCCACACGCCCGTGCTGAAGGGTTCGTTCTTCTCAACGGCGATGATGTGGACGGGGACGCTCGCGCCAAGCGCCAGCTCGATGACGGCGTGGTAGAAAGCCATCTGGTAGAGGTAGCCGTAGCGTTTGCAGTCGTTCTCGAACCACTTCAGGCTGTCGCAGGTCTTGAGGTCCACGAGGCCGTACTCGGGACTGAACCAGTCCATGCGAATCTGGCAGGGGACCCCGCAGTATTCTGCGCGGATGACGCCCTCGGGACTGCCTTTGTCCAGCAGCTGTCCCGCTATGTCGTGCATCCAGACGGACTTTTGGAGCTTGGTGATGAAGCCGTAGTCCCTGCAGGAGAGGACTTCCTTCGTCTGGGCAGCAAGCCAGTCGGAATAGGACTTGGTGGTCTTGCCAAATGGTTCGTTGGTCTTGGCATTGACGGGACCGTCGCTGACGAGATACTGCTCGTCAAAAGCCATGCGGCCTTCCAGGATGAGGCAGTGGGCGGCGCGTCCCAGTGCCAGCGCGGGACTCTCGGTCGCCGCGATTTCACCGGT